TCACTTGAATTATTGCATCTGTTTCAATTTTAGCAGAATCACCAGTAAAAAGAATAGATAAAACACCAGTATTTACTGGTTCCATTGATCTATATGATATAGATCCATACTTTTTGATTATTGGAACTAATAATTCTGTCATGTCTTTTATAGACAACGATTCTGGTTTTTCTTCTATTTCTTTTTCTTCTTCAGATAAAAGATATTGTTTGAACTTATCCATGATTAACCAATATTAAGTTTTTTCTTTGCTGCTGGCCATTCACTTGAAATTTCATTAAAGAAATCTTTCATTTTATCTTCTTCCATATCTGCAGGTGAACCAACATCAAATTTTTTCAATTTGTCTTCAAAGAATTTTCTGTAAGCAACTTGCAAATCACTTAATTCTGCTTCATTCAACACTGAATAGACTTCTTTCCAATTCACTTTATCAAAATTAATTTTCTTAGCATCTGGAAATTTAGTTTTGATTGCGATCATTTTAACTTTAAGATCTTCTGGTGTTTTAGCTTTTGAAGCTACTTTATATATGTCTTCATCGTTATCAATGTTTAGTTGAGCTAGATATTGACTTTCATCTTCTTTCAACATTGAATTGAAATATGTTTTAAAATTTTCCATACTATTTCCTTGGGGTTATTTTATATATTTAAAAATTTAACTTATGTTTATTGTTGAATAGAATTCAAAGGAATTCCGGTATCTTTAGCTGATTTTGAAATAATATTTAATTGTGGTAAAGAACCTTTTGATCTCATTTGTGCTTTCATTTGTTTACCAAAATAAGTAAAATTTATAACAAGATCTGTATCGCCATTAAATTTATATACTAAAACATCAATACTTATATCATTATATGTTGGAGCAAATTCTGGTATAATCTTTATACCAGACCCAGAAGTTTTCCAATGCGTACAACTTAAAACATCAACGCTCATAGCACTAAATATCATATGTTTTAATACCATCTCCCAATTTTCATTAAGTTGAGACATGAAATCAAGAATAATGGGGATACTTTTCCCCCAGTTATCAGATTCTAATTCGGCATTTCTAAGACTATCACTTATACTTTTTTTTTCTGTTGTCAGCATACAATTAGATTTTGCTTTAATGTTGCTATTTGTAGAATTAAGATGTTTTAATAATGTATTAATATCTTTTTCTGTTAGTTTTTTATCTTTTATTTGTAGTGGAGTAGATGAACTAAGACCAAATCTTTTCATAATAACCCCCAATGCAATACTTCCGTGAAGAGCTGCATCATCTGATTTTTTAAGAGATATACCAATAATAAATTGATCTTCATTAAAAATATGGCTATTCCATTCAATAATATCATTAATTGAAAAATCTGGATATTTTGAAATAAAATAAACGTCACTTGGATTCCACTTATCAAAATTTAGATTACTTAGCTTTTTACCATGCTCTCTAATTTTTTTAAACAATGCACTACCATGATGAATTTCATATGACGATAATTTTGCACCAAATTTTGATAAAATAGCTTGTGCTGAATTCATGCAGGCATTAAACCAACTCTTATCATCTTTTAAAAATAATAGTACAGAATGTATATCTGTATCAGTATTCATTCTAGATGAAGCTTTATATGCAAGTAGGTCATCTTTACTAAAAGAACTATTTTCTAACAGAGCATCAAGGATAACTAAAACACCAACCTCTTGTAGAGATGTTTTGTCTCCCTTAATAGTTTCATCACCGGATGTCTGACCAGCTTGACCACCAAACTCTTTAGTCTTTAAAAGTTTGTTTAGTCCTATTGTTCCACCAATGATTTCAAATTGTATATTTTTATTATCAATTTTATTACTTTCTATATCATCAAGAATTTTCATATTTGATGGAGTATTTTTTATAGTAACTTCACCAGTTGAAGTTAAGAAGACAGTGCCATCTTGTATTTTTTTTCTAAATACTGGTATTCTATAATCATACTTTAGAAGTTCAGACATACTTAAAGTAGTTTCACATATAAAAAATTCTTTAAAGGTTTTCATATTATTTTCTCCACCCGCTCATTGCATTAAAATTATTTTTACTAAATTCAAGCCTATCTACCAATTTTACTGCTCCACCTTTTAATAAATCAACAACTACATAACCTTCTGGCGAAGTGGCTTTATATCCATCAGATGTTTCAATAAAGGTATCAATAGTTTTAATTTCATCTAATTTTTTTACAATTATATTTTTGACGTCTTGTACTCTTTGATGAAATAAAAGAACGTACCATAAAGTACCAGCTACGGCCCTTAGTTCTTTAAACATTTCTTTCTTTTGATTTTCTTTGGCATCTTTTGATTTATCAGTTTTAAGTTTATCTTTCTCTTTATTAAACTTTACTTCAATATAATCAAATAATCCTTTAACCATACTATTACTAACAGTTTCACCTTGTCGTACTTTTGAATTAATATATGCCATAATATCAATCTTGTTTGCTTGGATAAAATCGAAATCATCACTATTAAATTTAGACATTTCAGATTCTAATTCATTAGTAATACCTAAAGCCATTTCATATTCAGCTGGACTAAACATTATATTGGCCACAGTTAATTTAGTAGTTGTATCATAAACGGTTGTTACTTTTTTATGTGAAGATATATCTATTTTAAAACTAGCGCTTAATGATTCAATAGTGCTACCAGTATATGATGTATGCCATGCTACACCAATTTCTGCTTTTAAGATTTGTTTTGCTAAATCTGAATCATATGGAACTGCATATGTAATTGTATTAGGTGTAAATGTAACATATTTCATATCATCAATGGTTGTTGTTTGAAGTATGTTTTTTGTAAAGAGAACATCACCTTGAATAATATTTTTTATTCCAAGTTTTGATAATTCATTTAAAGCTATCTTTAATGTATCTTTAACTCCACTAGCGTGGTTAGCATCTATATCAGCTTCTGTATAATTTACTTTTGGTTCTTTATTAAAAAGTGACTTAGTTGCTACAAAGAATTTACCATTCTCTGGATTAATACCTGCAACTAAACTAGGACTACCATCTATTTTACGAAATACTTCAGCATTACCATGCCCTTGAAGTATTTTAAGATTATCTCTTAAAAATAATATAGCATCTTTAGCACCTTTTATACCATCAATAATAATAAGATCTTCAATATGTTCAAGATGAGTTAATTGAATCTGTTCATTAAGATAACTAAGATATTGCTGAAATTTATTCATATATGTCTCTTTTATATTTTCTTATATTTAAAAATTAAATGTCCTCTCAACCGACGGGGATGAAGTAAGAACAAATTTAGCAGCATCATTCTGGGATGTAGTTGGTTTATTAGAGGAATATGTACTTTGAACTTCTTCTAAACGCATATAGTTAAATTTCTGTAATAATAAAAATTTATCACTAGTCAATCCACCCATTCTATTTTTAAGAATATTAATAAGTATTTGTTGTTCAGCTACTTTATTAAAACCATTAGTATTATCTTCTTCGGATTCATTTGTTCCAGTTTCAAACTTACTTATACCAATAACAAGATCTGAAATTTGTAATGGACCTGTACTCTCTGCAATATCTGACATCATAATACCATTATTCCTATCAAACCCACTTCTATTAGTTTGTGATGCCGTTATTACAGCACAATCAAATTCAATACTAATAGCTCTTAATGATTCAGCATTCTTCTTAATATTATCATACATATTTTCACTAACTGCTCCCATAATACCCAAGTAATCTACACAAATAATATCTGGTCGAAACTTTTGTTTTTGATCGAGTTCTTTAAGTAATGATTTAAAATGTATACCATTAGCTCCACCAGTAGGATATTCTTTCACTATTAAGTTACCTAACCCATTAGCCATAATACTTTTATACTGACTTACAAAATCATCTTCAGTAGTATTTTTTAGTTCATTGATATCAATACTTAATAAATTTGCATCAATTCTTTTAGCAATTTCTCTTTCATCCATTTCTAACGTAATATAAAGAACATTATAACCCTTTAGTTGGAAAGATGTAGCCAAGTGAGTCATGAATAAAGTATTATGATGTATTACACCATTTGGAGTTACATATAAATGTGGTGCTGGAATATTAAAATCATATACTTCATGTTTACCAATATCCTCTTTTTTGACTATTTTCATTTTACCATATATAGTATCTAATGAATCTACTGAATCAATAAAGACATCAACACCATCTTTTTGTACAATATGTTTTTTAGCTGTTTCTAATATTGCACCATTTTCTAATGTAGTTTTTTGACATTCTGCTTCTTTTTTTACATACCAATTAATTGGAGCTAATTCATCTGATGGTGTTTTAACATATAATTTTTCTGATACTTCTTGTATCTCTTCATATTTATTATTATCAATACCAAGAAATTGAAATAATTCTTCAAAAGTCAAAGTAACACTATCCATATATAAATCCTTCTAATTCTTCTAAACTTTCAAATGTAAAAACTTCTAATGTTTCATCACTATACTGTCTAGTTATTGTTAAATTTTCTCTATCAATATCCGTGTATGTTATATGTTTCACTTATATCCTTCTTAAACGCTTCAGTTGTTTTAAACCCATTATAATTTATTGGTATTATTGGTATTATTGGTATTCTGGCAATATTATTATCTTTCAGAATTTGTTGCTGCTCCGCATACTGGTAAGGTAGGTCTTTATTCTTGCTATAGTTTCTTCATCACCATATACTTCTATTAGTTGGTTACCTTTCGCGCACTTACCTACGTGAGGAGCAGCAATTATGGTAGTGAGTGTTTTTCTTTTAAATCCTTGATTAGTCAATCTATTAATAATATCTAAGTCAGTTTTAAAACCACCTGCCTCTTGATGTTTATAATATTCTAATCTCTGTTCAATACTATCATTAAAGTTTAAACCAATAGTTTTATCAAAACAAATACCTAATGAACTCTCTATAAGACCTGGAATCTGACTAGTACTAAGACTAT